TTAGTTGTGTTTAGAAATCCTGATGTTGTTATTAATGGTGAAGATGGTGATACTGTTTATCCACAAGTATTACTTACCAATTCCCATGATGGTAAAAATTCATTTACCTTTACTGCAGGTCTTTACCGAATGATTTGTGAGAATGGTTTAGTAGTAGCAGATACAAAATTTGAGGATTTTAAAGTTCGCCATATGGGTTATGATTTTGAAACACTTCAAGATACAATTAAGGAAATTGTTGGTAATCTTGATTTAACTGTTGAATCCATGAATAAGATGAAAGAAACAGAGCTTAATGAAGAGCAAATGTTCGATTTAGCTAAATCATTCCTTGATTTAAGAGTTGAAGGTACTAACAACAAATATATGGAAAATGCCATTAATGATGTTTTAGATCCCCAACGTTCAGAAGACATGGGTAATGGTTTGTGGGAAGTATTTAATCGTGTTCAAGAGAACATTATTGAAGGTAATTTCGAATATATTTCTCCAAAAGGTCAAATTAGACAAGCTCGAATTATTAAAAATTTCAAGCAAGATCAGGATTTGAATAAAAAAATGTTTTCAAAAGCATTAGAATACGTAGCGTAATGAAAAAGTTAATTATATTTAGTTTAGTAAGTTTCTTCTGGGCTTGTAGCCCAGAGGAGATTTCTAAACCCTACCCATGTTTAGATGGAAATTGTGATTCTTATTTTGAAATTGATCCTTTAGTATCACCTGGTGTGTATCAAGATAATAATGGATATTGGCATATAGAACATCAAGGATATAATTACTTTACAATTAAAGGGCAATTAGATGAATTACACCCTGATTATGTTGTTAATGGAGTACCATTAGTTGAAACAGTATTTGATTCTGATTATTGGATATGGATTAATGGGATTACATTTACAGTACCGTTATATAGTGTATTAAGTTATTTTACTAATGGAGATTATTTAAACCCCATACCTGTTGGTAATTTAACGTATACTATTGAAGATATGGCGCAAAATCACCCACCACTTAATATAACAGGTTATCAAATTAATAAAAATCAATGTTTAGATTGCCCATATTCAGAAACTTTAATAGGTACTTATAGTAAATATAACTATACACCTCAACAACAAATATTTTTTGATAATGAGATGGTAGGAGATACTGCAAAAGTGTTTATAAAGTCTACTTTTAATAGTGATTTAGGTCAAAGAGTTGAAATAGAAAAAGAATTTAAAATTGTATTCGAATGAGTGTAACACGAATTACCCCAAAAGAAGCTAAACAGTATATCCCATTAAAAGAAAATTATGGTAATACTGAAGTTGAAAATGCTACATATTTTACTTTAACCCCTTCAAAAACAAAAGAAGGTTGGGAAGATGTAACATATTATACAAATAAAAAATATGGGTTATATTCAGATAAAGGAGAAGGTGATCAATGGGTATATGTATTATCGAACCCAACAATGCCCAGTTTACTTAAGATAGGTTATACTAAAAATTTACCTGAAGAAAGAGCAAAGCAGATATCTGCGGCCACAGGTGTGGCTTTACCTTATAAAGTAGAATGGGCATACAAATGTTTTAACGGAGAAACGGTTGAAAGAGAAGTCCACCACAAATTGAAATCCAAACGTGCTAATAATAGTAAAGAATTCTTTTGGATTGATTTGGAAGAGGCAAAAGAAGTAATTAACTTAATAGGAAATAAATATAAATAATATGATACTATATTTAACATTTGCAACCTTATGGACCTTTATAGTAGAGTTTGTATTTAATCAAGATGGTGAACAATTTGGTTGGAAGGAAAGAATTATAAATTTTATAATCGCTCCTTTTGCATTTGCTATTTTTATTCATACATTAATAGAAGAATCATTTAAATAATTAGTCATGTCAGAACAAGAAAAATTAGAAGAACAAAAAGCAAATTTAATTAATGATCTATTAGCTGTATCTACAGTAATGGAAGAAGTTTGGAATTACCATCCAGATAACCCAGATCAAAAAGATGTAATCAAGGAATATCAAACCCTCTTACAGATTCAAAAAGATATTGAAGCTGAGCTTAAAGAGTTAGGATAGGGTAAATTTTAATATGTATAATAGATGAAAGAATTTAATGCTAAAATTGTTGAAAAATATGGTTTTAAAGCATACCGTAAGGGATTTTTTAAACAATGGCAGCAATTAACTTCATCTATTAGCGAAACAGAAGATATTGGTTTTGATAATGCTGCTCAAAAGGCATATAAACAATTAAAACTACAAGGAAGTGAATAAAGATAAAATATTTAGTTTATTTGACGATTCATCTGAAGCTCAAGAAAAAGTGAAAGAGCAAAAAAAATCATTAGCTGTTTTTAATAATAGTCCTTACCATAAACTAGGTATGTTTACTAAATTAATAGTAAATCATTTTATATTCCATGCTAAATTAGAAAAATTTCTAAAAAAAGAAGAACCCACATATAATGTAGAATCTACTAGAGAGGCATCTGAATTTGTAGTCTTTAATAGAGCATTCAACTATCTTAACCAGATAAATCCATTGGATAAAGAGGTTACATTTGCTGTTTTAGATTTTGATAGTAAGATATTAACTAAAACACTAGAAAGCGCACTCATATATTTTGAAAATCTAGAAGAATATGAAAAATGCGCACACATACACAAATTCCAAAAAATTTTAAAAGAAAGTAAAAGATAACGTGTCCACCTAAATTCCTATACGTACCTTGGTATTACAGGATTAGGGAATAAGAAGGGATAGGAAATAAAGGTAATAAAAGGGGGATAAGGTATCCTCGTATCATATATAAATAAGTCATGAGAAATAGAAATTTATTAAATCGAAAATTAGATAACTTAGAAGCTACTCTAATTACATTACAACAAATTGTTAACAGACAATCACCAATTGAAAGCTACAAAACTAACATTGTCAAAGCACAAGGGTTAGTTGAGGATATTAAAGATATGGTTGAAAGAGAACCAATGTCTCCTGGAGAAATGAATAAAATTTAAATATAATAAAGGTTATGAAACTAACAGCAGAACAAATACAAGCTAATTGGGAAATATTCTTGGATAATATTAAAACACACATCCCAGGAAACCGAGGAGAACAATTAACTAATTTTTATAAGAGATATGAAGAGCGCATTATATTAATGCCTGCTGCTCATAAAAAAGAATACCACTCAGCATTCCCAGGAGGGTATGTTGACCACGTAAACAGAGTGGTTCGTTGCGCTTTAAAGCAATATGAACTATGGAAAGAAGAAGGTGCAGATGTATCTACTTTTACATTAGAGGAACTTGTTTTCTCTGCTATTAATCATGACTTGGGAAAGATGGGGGATAAAGACCATGAAGCTTACATCCCCCAGACTGACCAATGGAGAAGAGATAAACTGGGTGAAGATTATATGTTTAATAAAAAATTAGCATTCGCTTCTGTCCCAGATAGAACATTATTTTTACTCCAACAACATGATATTTCTTATACATTTAATGAAATGGTAGCCATCCAAACACATGATGGTTTATATGACGCAGCTAATGAAAAATATTTAAAAGGATATATGCCAGAACAAAGACCTCGTACAGCTTTACCGTTTATTTTACATCAAGCTGATATGTTAGCTGCCAGAGTTGAATGGGAAAAAGAATGGCTTCCAAAGTTCTTTCAAGATAGCGTGGAGCCCAAAAAGAAAAATTATACATTAAAATCGAAAACTAGTTCAAAATCCAAGGCACTTAACACATTATCAAGTCCAGGATTAAAAAATATGCTAGATAATTTATAATGTTAGAAATAATAATAGGAATATTAGGGGTTTTAGTCGTTATCTTAGGATATACGACTTTTAACCTTTTGCGAAAAAATGAAAAAGCAGAGGATATCATTCTTTCCCAAAACATATTCCTAAATAAACTCTCAGAACAAATAGAGACATCTCAAAAACGTTTAGAAGAAATAGACGAAAAGGGAACATTTCAAGGTGATGATGAGATAGGTTGGTTTTTTAACGAAGTAAAAATAATTCAAAATGATCTTTCACGATTTAAAATCGACCAATAACAAATGGCCCCTAAAAAAAGAAGAAAAAAGAGTAAAAACTACTTTACTCAAGAGACAGAGGACTATATAGTAAAATATAATAGTCTAGATTCTATAGAAGATGAAGAATTAAGAAGTAAAATATATGAAAGACACATCCACTACCCTTTCTTCAAACTTACTCAGAATATAATTCATACCTTTAAATTTTATCATACTGAAGTAGAAAATTTAGAACATCTTCAACATGAAATAATTACATTTCTTTTATCCAAAATACATCTATTTGATCCTACTAGAGGGGCAAAAGCATATTCTTACTTTGGTACTATAGTTAAAAGATGGTTAATTTTATATAATACTAAAAATTATAAAAAGAAAATTAATAAAGTAGGAGTTGAAGAATTATCTAAAGAAGGATCATCCCATGTTTATAGTATGGGTGATAGTAGAATAAAAAGTGATTTAGATAAATATTTTGATATCTATGTTGATTATGTTTCAGAAAATATATTTGAATTATTTCCTAAGAAAAATGATGCCCAAATAGCAGATGCAATTTTAGAATTATTTCGTAAAAGAGAAGATTTAGAAGTATTCAATAAAAAAGCACTTTATATCTACATTAGAGAAATAGTAGATGTAAAAACACCTAAAATCACTAAGATAGCTGATCGTTTACATGAAATATTTAAATCACAATATATATTTTATTTAGAGAACGGGTATACTAGATTCTAACCTTTTCCTATATCAATATTTATAACCAAAACAT